TGGAGGTGGTGGCGGTGGCGGTTCTGGTGGAACTACCGGTGGCGCTGGAGCAGCCGGTGGCGACGGGCGCGTTATCATTGTCACTTACTTCTGAAAATGAACTGGGTAAACTTAATCACAAACCAATGCTTTTTCGGTCAGCAAATGCCAGAGGGTTTGGATTGGCAGCAAATCACCACAGAAGAGTTTAACTCACTGCGTGCATCAGGCTGGAACCCTACTGAATATGTTCCTCCATACCGCGTAAGTAAGGACACGATCACCAGCCGCGTCCTCGACGCTGGCAAGATCCCAGATCTGATGGCCGTCATTGCCGGTTTGAACGCCGAAGAACAATTTCTTTGGACTAACTACGCTTGGTTCTGGAATACAAATCCCACCGCTATCGCCATCTGCCAGCAGCTAGGACTCGACCCTGCGGTGATCCTAGCTCCCGACCCATATCTGACCTAATGAAGCGCATCCTCGCCTCGTTCCTGCTAGTTGCTACCGCGTTCGCCCAGACGGGCGACACGCTGACCGTTAACACCGGCCAACAGATGGCGTTCTCGGCCACGGCTGAGGGCACGCCGCCGCTTACTTGGCAATGGCTCAAGAACGGCGTGGCGATCGCCGGGGCTACCAATGCCAGCTACACCATCGCCTCTGCCGCGACCACCGATTCCGGCACATATCGGGCTCGCGCCACCAACTCGGCCGGCAACGCCGAATCAAACGCGCTGACGATCAACGTCGTTGTGCCGGTGATCGCGCCCAAAAATGTTGTGGCGAGTGTGGTTGTGACGACCCCCACGCAGGGGGGCAATTCTGGCAACAAGCCCCGCGCTCCGCGTGATTGAGCTGGCCTCCCTCATAGTAGCCCTAGGAAAGGCCATTCCTTTCGTTTCTAGGCTACTTACCGAGGTGGAGCGCATCAGGGTAGCCCAAACCCATAATGCCATCGATAAAGCCATTACAGAGGCCCGCAAAGGGCCTTCTGTGTGTCCTAGCCCTTCTTGCCCTCTCCGGGTGCTACACCACGGGGCAGGTGGACAGGTTCCTGAAGCACCCCGAGTTTAAGGCGGCGGCTCAGTTTGCCCCCAACTTCACCTCGGAAGTGCTTCACGCTTTGGCAGAAGCGGAGAAAAAGTCGTGGTAGGATAGGCCAGATGCTCCAAGCCAAGGACTACATCGTTGCCGGGACACCAGTAATGGCGTCCGTCACCCTTGGTCAGGTCAATCAAGTGGCAGCTCTTGTGGGCACCCTTCTTGGAATTGCATACCTACTCTGGAAATGGCGGAGGGAGGCCAAGTGAAGAAGGCGGATATGCCCTGCAACCAGCCGATGAAGAGCTGGAGGCCGGGGAAGAAGAAGGTGGTGAAGGCTTGTGCGAATGGACAGGAGAGGATCGTCCATTTCGGTGATAGCTCGATGAAGGACTTTACCCAGCACCGCTCCAAGGAGCGCCGTAAGTCCTATTGCGCCCGTTCCGGTGGGATTAAGGGTGGGGAAGGCAAGCTCTCTGCCAACTACTGGGCGCGTAAGGTGCTTTGGTCCTGTTAATCCTATGAAGAAATCATCCGGTTGTAAGCATCGCAAAGGTCACGAAAAGAACGAGTCCAAGAAGGAGCGTATGATGGAATACGGCTCTATGAAGACTCGTAATTACGGTACTTCCCGCAAGAAGCGGTAATTATGCCCCTCACCAAGAAGGGGAAGAAGATTATGGCCTCGATGCAGGCCGAGTACGGTAAGGAGAAGGGCCAGCGGGTGTTCTACGCTGCCGCCAACAAGGGCACGATTAAGGGTACGGATTTCAAGCGGAAGCGGCGGTAAGTGGTAGGATAGGTGTATGCCTGTCCTGTCCACAGTTGGTGCTGCCTCTTTGCGGGCGTTTGGGGCCTTCCGTCAGGGGACGGCGGCTGGGTTCATCTCAGCCACGGGCGGGACGATCACCACTAGTGGGGATTACAAATACCACACATTTACGTCTTCGGGGACGTTTTCAGTAGCCTCGGTGCCTTCCGGCAGGACGATTGACTACATCCTCGTTGCTGGTGGCGGTGGTGCCGAGTCAAATGCCGGTGCGGGCGCTGGTGGCGTCGTTGAGAGGCTTACCCAGTCCATTAGCTCTGGGTCGTTTGCCGTTACGATTGGCACCGGAGGTGCGGTTGGCGCTTCTGGCAACAATTCGGTTTTCAACGGCCAAACCGCTCTTGGTGGCGGGCGCGGCAACTCTTCCGGCATAGGCGCTTCTGGCGGCTCTGGCGGCGGTGGTAGCACCGGAGGCGGCGTTGCCCTTCAGCCAACGTCTGCCTCTGGCGGATATGGACACGCTGGCAACATCGGCAATGGCGGCGGCGCCGGAAGTGCGGCTGCCAGCAACAATAGCGGCGACCCCTACTTCAGCGCCACCTTCAATGAAAGCTATGCCGATGGCGGGCCTACCGACGCCATCCACGAAGGACCCGGATACATTGGGTCTGGTGGCGGGTACAATACAAACACGGGCATTTCTTATGCTGGCGCGAATGGCGTCTTGGTGGTCCGCTACCTCTATCAATAATGGCACGCTATTCCAAGTTTGGGGCATTAGACTCGGCCATTGTTGACGATGGTGATGTAGGCTTTACGCGGGTCAATAACCGCCTCCGTCCTGACCAGTTGAAGGGCGGAGAGGTCTATTCCAGCATCAATGGGCGGATGGACATCGAGGGGGCTTGGCAGACCCGTAAGGGGTTGGAGAGCTTCGGTCCCACCCTTACTGCCAATACGGAGTCGATCCGGCTTACGTCCCCCGCTGTCTGGTATCTGTACGCCACGGCCAGCATCTCTTCGGCTAGCCGCTCTGGCACCACCGTAACGGTTAATACGGCTACGAATGCCTTCGTCACCAGCACATTGGTGAACATTGCTGGCGTTAGTGGAACGGTCGATCCCACGGGCAATCGGGTGATCACGGTCGTCAGCACCACCCAATTCACCTTCACCATCCCCGGCGCTACGGGAAGTGAGACCTACACCGTCAGCTCTGGGGTGGCGGGTCCGGCCAAGCTTACGGCTACGGCTACGACGGGCGTTTACGGCTCTTGCCTCTTCTCCGACCCTTCCAGCCAGAACGCCAACTACATCATCCGGGCGACCAATCAGAACGCCATTGCCACCCCTGCTAGTGGCGGGTCTTCGGTGACGATTGCCTATCCGGCTGGCGTATCCATCTCCTCGGCTGTGGAACTCCTGCAATGCTTCGACAAGGTGCTGATGTTCCGCGAGGGGGAGACGGCTTTGGAGTGGAACGGAGACCTTTCGGGCAGTCCGGCCTTCACGGCGGTGGCTAGTGGGTTGTATACCCAGCCCGTCTACTTCGATGCGGCGGGGAATGCCTCCATCACGGATGGCGTGGTCACGATCACGGCCAACTCCCACGGGCTGTCGGTGGGCGACACGGTGTACGTCATCGACCGAGCGTCCTCCGAGCTTCAGGAGGGCGACTTTCCCTACACGGTGAGCGATGTACCTACGGCCAACAGCTTCAAGTTCCTTGGGCAGGTTCCGGACATTGCCTCGGATCGGATCGTAGTCTCCAAGAAAATTAGTTCTGGGAAGGGCTTCATCCATATGCCCGCGCCGGGATGGGGTTACTACCATCAACGTCGTCTGTGGGTGCCTTACTGGTACGAGCCGGGTGCCGGTTCCTATACTGACAGAAATGTCAGGGATGAGATCATTGCCTCCGACATTCTGGATAGCGACACCTACGACCGCATCCAGAACCAATATCGGATCACGGCTGGTGTAGCCGACTACGTTGTCGGGCTTCAGGCGTTTGCCGAGGACAACCTCCTCGTCTTTAACCGCAATTCCATCCATCTGGTGAGGGGAATCAGCGGATCGGTGGCTGACACGGCTGTTCAGATGATTACGTCTGAGGTCGGATGTGTGGCCCGCCGGTCCATCCTCCAGATCGGGAATCAGGTTCTGTTCCTCTCCGACAATGGGGTATATGCCGCGGCCTTCGGTGACCTTTATAACCTAAGAGGTGCAGGCGTACCTTTGTCGGAGCCTATTGCGGCTACGATTCAGCGGATTAACAAGGACTACGCGGATAGGGCGGTCGCGGCCTACTTCAACAACCGCTACTACCTCGCGGTGCCGTTGGACGCCTCCACGACCAACAACGCCATCCTCATCTACAACTTCCTGAATCAGGGCTGGGAGTCGTTGGATACGACGGGGCAGACGGGTTGGGAGATCGACAACTTCATCGTCGCGGACAACAGCGGTCTGGCCTCCCTGTACACCATCAGTCCCAGCGGTTCGATCCACGAAATTGACGCCCGGGAGGACGGGAATGACAATCTGTCCCTATTTGCCGGGATCAGCCCCGCCATCTACCCCATCTCCAGCAGCGTCACCACCCGTCAGTACGCCTACGGGGTGATGGACCGCAAGAAGTTCAATTCCTATGAGTTCCATATTGAAAGCTCTGCTTCGGAGTCCTCGAACGCGACGTTCTCGGCGGAAGTGGAGAATCCCGATGCCATTGTTGATCTTGGCACTCTCTCAAGCCTCCTTGGCTCCAATCTGGCGGTAGCCGAAGATGCGTCGCTGCGTGGTAGAATCGGAAACAAGCGCGGCTATGGCATCCAGATGACGGTGGCCCCTACCAATGGGCGACCGAAGTTAAGGGCCGTAAAGGTGCAGGCGATGATCACCGACCCAACTATCTCTCAAGCCTCCTAATATGCCTGTCCTTTCCAAAGGCACCACTTTTGCCACGGGCGATGCCCCTACGGCTACCACCCTGAACAATCTGGTGGACAACGCCACATTTGCGTCCGGGGCGGTGGATGGAGCGACCACCCAGCTTTCGGGTGGTGCGGTGATTGTGAAGGACGGTGGTATTACCGCTGCCAAGCTGTCTACCGGAGGCCCTACTTGGACCTCTGGAGGGGCTCTGACGGCTACTTCAATCCAAAGTACCCCTATTGGCTCTTCTACGGCCTCTTCCGGGGCGTTTACGACCCTTTCGGCGTCTGGCACTACCTCCATCTACGAAGTGCTGGAAAAGGCTTCTATTGCGGCTACTTCGCTTACGGGGACCGTTAACTACAATGCCTTGGATGGGGCGGTGCTGTATTGCACCTCAAATGCATCTGGCAACTGGACGCTGAACGTGCGTGGGGATGGTTCGACCACCCTTAACAACGTGATGGCGACGGGGGACAGCCTGAGCTTGGCTGTCTTGGTCACTCAGGGTTCCACGGCTTACTACCAGTCCGGCTTCCAGATTGACGGGTCCAGCGTGACTCCCAAGTGGGCGGGTGGCACGGCTCCGACTGCGGGCAATGCGTCTAGTGTGGACGCCTACACCCTCACCATCTTTAAGACGGGTTCGGCTACCTTCACCGTCTTCGCCAGTCAGACCAAATTCGCTTAATTATGGCCGACCCACTAGAGGACCTTAATCTCATTGGTGTAAACAATCCCCGCACCAACTACAACCCCACGGGTGGCGTAGTGCAGTTGCCGGGGCAAGGCGGGGCTCCCGGTCCGTACACGGTTGATCCGGGCGCTGCGATCAGTTCCTACGTCAACGCCTTTACCCCGGAGTTGATGGCGAGCATTTTGGGGCTGGAGCGCAGCTATGGCCCCCAGTTCACGGAGCTGGATCTGGCCGCTCTTCGGCAGAGGGTCGGCGGCACGCTCCCGCTGATTAAGGAGATGACCACGGCGGCTGGTGAGGTTGGCCGTGGAGAGACCAATTTAGAGCGGAACTTCAACATCGACCAGCTTAACCAGCTTGGTTACCCGACTCTGGACGCCTTCCTCAAGGCGAATCCGTATCTCAAGTCGGCTATGGATCGCTCGGATGCCCTTGGCGGAGTGTCCACGAATGCCGCCATTGATGCGCTTTCCCGTAATCTTCTGGGCGGGGCTCCGTCGGCTCAGAACCTTACTCCCCAGACCATTGCTGCCCAGCAGCTTCAGCTTGGTGGCACTCTGACTCCCCAGCAGGTGCAGGCGGAGCGGATTGCTGCGGAGCGGATTGCGGCGGGTCAAATTGCGGCGGAACGGGTGGGTGCGGGGGCTCTTGGCGAGTCCCTTTACCAGCAGGCTTTGAACGCCCAGCAGCAGAGCCCGCTTTCGCAGGCTTTGCAGGCTCGTGGTCTGTCGATGGCGATGACCCCCGGTCAGCTCTCCCCCGAGGAGATTCGGGCGGCTACGCAGGGCACCCGTGAGGGGTTTGCCTCGTCCGGTCGTCTGATGGACAATGCGGCCATTACGGGTGAGGCCCTTGCCCGTGCGGGGGCTGCGCGTGAGCGGTCGATGCAGGACATCGCTGCTGCCCAGCAGATCAACCAGCAGCTTCTTGGAGCCCAGCAGCAGGGTCAGGCGTTGGCTACGGATGTTCTGCGGGCTGATATTCAGCGCCAGCAAGCCAATGTGGGCAATCAGCTTCAGGCTGGTCAGTTCAACGTGGATGCGGCTCTGCGGGCTTCTCTGGCTAATCAGCAGACGGGCCTTACGGCCAGTCAGGCTAATCAGGATGCGTTCCTGCGTGCGGCGCTTGCTAACCAGCAGGCCAATATGCAGGCCGACCAGTTCAACATCACGAACCTTCAGGATGTTGGCCGGTTCAACATTGGTACGGGCTTGCAGACGAGCACGTACAACGCGGATGCGGCAAATCGGGCGGCTGAGGCCAATCGGGCGTTCAACTACACGGCGAATCAGGACTACCTCCGCAATCTGGGCTTGTTGGGTCAGACGACTTCTGCGATGCGCGAGGCTGATCGTGCGTACAACCTCAATCAGGTTGGCACGTATGGCAACGTGACGAACGCCGCCCTGAATGCGGTGAACTTCAACGCTCCTGCTCCGGGCGTGAATACGGGCCTCAACTACTTCACAACTGGTGGCAATGTTCCGAGTGCAAATCGGTTTGACCCGAATGCTGGCGTGAATCTGGCGGCTACTACTGCCGCCAATCTGAGCAATTACGGGGCTAACATTTATAGCGCAAATCAGACTAGGGCTGCGGCTGAGGCTGCTGCGGCAGCTACCCGTTCTGCTGGCAAGACAAGCCTATTCGGCTCATTGCTAGGAGCCATACCGGGCATTGGCGGGTTGTTCAAGAAGACCTAAGCTTAAACTCAAGGACTATGTTCACCTTTGGCTCACAGGTAAATCCCTCCCTGTTGCGGCAGGACTTCTCGCCCATCCTTCAGGCCGCGCAGGCGCAGGCTCAGGCTACCCAGCAAGCTGCCGCCATCCGAGCCCAATCACTTGCCCAGCTTGGCTCCACCGTAGCCAAAGGCATCGAGACCTACACTCAGAATCAGGAGAAAAAGAAGCAGGAGGCTGCGGCCACCGATATGGTGGCTGGCATCTTCAAGGCTAATCCGTTCCTTGCCAAGAGCTTTAACCTTCCTACAAACCAGAATGGTGAGTTCGACAAGGGAGCTTTGAAGGAGTTTATCAAGGTGTCTGGTGGGCCGGGACAAGCTGTGCAGCTTGCGTCTGGTCTGGAGCAGATGAGCCGCACCCGTCAGCAACAGGAACAGGATGCAAGGATGCAGGCGATGAAGCTTGCTGAATTGGATCGTCAGGTTGTTGGGCGCGAGACTCTTAATCGGGCGCTGTCCGCCTCTCCTGCCCAGCAGGCTATTTCTGCTGGAGCTTCGTTTGAGAGGCTGCCGACTGGGGCTGGAGCGTTTCTTCCGCAGGGTCCGCGCAATACGGCTGAGTTCATTTCCCGCGCTCAGAGTTCTGGCGCTCCTACCGATCTGTGGTTGCCGCAGGCCATTCAGTATTCTCAAATTGAAGAGAATGTGGCGAAGGCTGGGCCTAAGCCCGAGCAGGGGTTTGCCACTCCCGAGGAGGCCCTTAAAAAGGCGTCCGAATTGGCTAAGGGTCGTGTTGGAGTTACTCCTACGTTCAGCGTTGTTCAAGGTCGTTACTACCCGACCTTCCGCGAGCAGGAGCCCGGAGCCTATGAGAAGGAGGCTGATAGGTTGGCGGCGCAGGCTGCTCAAAAGCGGCTGGAGCAATTTACCTCCGACTACGATAATGCCATCGCCGCTGGCAATTCGGCCACGATGATCTTGGAGGGTCTGGATGCTGGCAAAACTACCGGCATCTTCCGTCCAATGGTTACTTTCTTGAAGCGCGTCGCTGAAGGCGCTGGCGTCAAGGATCTGGGCGTCGCTGAGGATGAGCTTATTAACAAGGGTATTGCTGGGCAACAGGCGACTCAGATTTCGTTGTTGGCTCGCGGGCTTGGCTCAATGTCCAATGCTGACCGCGAGTTCTACGTTGCGACCACCCCTTCCATCACGGACTCGACCCTTGCAAATAAGTACTTTGCCGAGATGGCAAAGGAGAATGAGAAGTTCGCCAAGCAGGACCGTGCTCTTGTTCGCGAAATGCAACGGCAAAGGCCCCCTGTGCCAACCGAAGAGATCGTCCGTACCATTGAGGAGTTGCGCGAAAACCGGAATGTCGCCCGCGATGTCTATCGTCGCGTGATTGGCGGTGGCGCTAGTTCTAACGCCAGTAAGTATATCCCGTAATGGCCTATACCACTCAACAGCTTACTATCGCCATTCAACGGGCCAAAGCCGACAATAATGATGCGGCTGTAGAAGAGCTTTCTGCCCTTCTAGCGCAGGCTCAAAAATCTGCTACTGCGCCTGCTCCAGTAGCTGCCCCGGTTGAGGCGCAAATGCCTGAGCAAGGTAGCAGCTTTCGGCCTCCAGCTTCTGCGTTTTCCGCTGCCCGTCCTGATGTTGCCGGGGCTCAATTCCAGCCTCCTGAAGGGTTGCGCCAGTTCCTCTATTCTTCGCTTGAGACGGTTCCGCCTGCGCTCGCTTCGATGCGTCTTGCTGCTAGCACTACCCCGCAGGGAATGGCGGCCAACGTGCTGGCAACGGGCCTTACTGCTGGGCTTGCCCAACTTAGCTCCATTGGGCTTCGGGGCGGGGATGTGACTTCACCCGAATCTTTGGGTAAGGCTGCTAAGGCTAGCATTGAGTTTGGTCCTCCGGGGCCGATTTTGGGCGGTCGCGCCTTTCTTGGTCTTCAGGGTGGGTTCTCTAAGGCCGCTCAGTCTGGCATTTTGGCAGGAACGGCGGCTGCTACTGGAGCTGGTGCGGAACAGATGGTTAGCGGTAAGAACATCACTCCTGAAAAGAACTGGGAAAACGCAGTTCTTCCGTCTCTTACTTCAGCTAGCTTGTTCGGGCTTGGTCAGGCTGGTGGCAGACTGTACGAGTTTGGCTCACAAATCGCGGCTAGGCGTTCTTTCTTCCAGTCGCTCGGCATTAAGAATCCGACCCTTGCCGCTATTATGCCGGAACGATTCGGCGTTGTAGAGTCTGCCGGACAGTACACGGACCCAGCCCTTGCTGCTCAACGTGCTCAGATGGAGGAAGACGCTTCGTCTATGGTTATGGGCAAGTTCCAAAACGGAAACTTTGCCTCTAACGAGCAAGTAGCCAACCTCATCAATCCGCAGATTGCCGCGATTCGGGATGCCGATAACTTCGTAAAGGCTGCCAATGCCACCTACGAACAGGCTAACGCTGCTTATTTAGCGGCGCAGGCCAACACTCAGTTGAACCCTGTTCAGAAGGCTACTGTCCTTCAGGATGCCAAAGAACAGGTCTATCGCGCTGTTCAGGATCAGGCTTCGGCAATCCTAAATCGCCGCAAGATCAACCCTGTTGAGATGAGCGGTCAGGCTGAAGAGGTTTCTGGTGTTCTTCAGAACCTGATGACCCTTCGCAGCAATGTTGCGAAGGATAAGTATGCTCCGTTGCGTTCCATTGGTGCCGTTTTCTCGGTGGATGAAATTGAGGATGCGGCTCGTAAGGGTATGGGCGCATACGCCGACACGGAGCAGGGTAAGGTGATTCTTAAAGGCATTCGCGGCTACACCGGTGACGGGGTTCAGGTGTCCCCTGAGCGCGTAAACCCGGAAGCGGCTTTTGATCCTACCGCTCCGATCACCCTGCCTTCTGACACACGGTTCGACCTTGAGGCCGTTCGCCAGATGCGCGCTGACATTTCCGAGATCATTGATGCTCAAGAAGCGGGCTTTCAAGGCAAGATGGAACGTGAGGCCAGTAAGGCTTATGCCGCCATCAACGATCGGGTTCGTGAGCGCCTAAAGGGTATCGGTACTGAGACTTTGGCTCAACAATGGGATGCGGCTCGTGATTACTGGGCAAGCACGTTCCGCGCAATGGAGAGCGATGACAGGGTTCTCCGTATGCTCGTTAAGGGCAAGGCTACGACCGACGATATTGGCTTAATTGCATCCAAGCTAGTTGGAGCGGATGCTGGGACCATCAAGGCGCTCAATGGGTTTGTCGATGTCGTGTCTCAGTCCGATCCGGTTCAGCGAGACCTTACGTTGTCTGCCATTGGTTCTGCGGTCTCTAACAACCTGATGTTCAAGCATACATTGGCTGACGGAGGGACCAACTGGAATGGGCTCTTTGACGAGGTTCTGCGCTATTCTGGAGTTCAGGGCGTAGAACGCATCTTCCCGGTGGCGAAGCTTGGACTCGGAACCCGTCAGCAGATTCAGCAGAATCGGGCTGTTGTTCGGGACTTTAAGGATCGCGGACTGACGGATACGGCTATTACTGAGGCGTTCAATAGCCCGCTGTTCCAAGAGGCGGTGGCCGCTGGTTCTTCTGGCACTAAGGCTCTTACAAGGAGTCTTGCTGAGGCCGAGTTTCGTCAGCGTGTTTTGACGGCTCAGGGACTAATAGCTGCGGGACTTACCGCCAAGGCTAATGCTGAGTTTTCCAAGGCTAATCAGGCCCTTCAAGTAGCTGGTCTTAGCAAGGATCAGGCACGGCAGCGGGTTCAAGAATTGCAACTGGACCCGGCCTATCGGGTACTTAGCGGTCAACTTGAGCTAAGTAAGGCTCCTGAAGTTACTGCTGGCCGGATTGGCGATCTCTTGCTCAAGGCGGATGAGCCCACAGCTAGGATGTGGGTCAATCATCTCAAGAAGACTGACCCCAACGCCTTTGATGTCATCGCCACGAATACTCTTGGCAACTTCTTAGAATCTAACCTTAAGTCGGCTGGTGCAGTTACCCGGGCTGGATTTGAAGGCGATCCACGGGTTGTCGATTTCACCAAGCTTCGCACGCAATTCAGCATTCGGAATAGCGACTACGCTAAACTTCGGGCCATTTTGCCGGACGATACGATGGCCCGTCTTGATGCTATGCCTGCCGTCGTTCGCCTGATGGACGACGCCTTAAACTCAAGGCCCGTCTCCGATAGTTCCATTCGGCGTATGGCCCAGATTCTTGGCTTAGGGCTTGGTTTTGTCCAAGACATCCCGGCTGGCAAAATTCCTATTGAAAGGTTTGGCAATCGTCGTTGGTTTGAGAAGTTTGGCGATATTGTCGCCAACGGTTCCTACAACTTGGTTGCCAAGCAGCTCCTGAACCCGGAAAGCAACATTGTTGGCTTTGGGGGTAGCTACGCCGACTTTGTTAGCCGCCTCCCCACCCAGCAGGCCACCATCCTCCTCTTCGACAAGAAGCTGGCGGATCAGATGGCTCGGCAAGATGAGCGGGATCGGGCTAAACAAGGTCAGCCCACTCGCTGATCCGTTCGAACCACCCCGGTTCCAGCCAGAACCGTTGTCCGTCCGTAGGGCCGGACCATATCTCCCCTAGGTAGGTAGGTTGGCCCGCGTCTGGGTGCGGGGCTGTACCCACAAGTGTGAACTTATGCCTTTTGACCGGCATTACGGTGAGCCCTTCCTTGGACTCCACCAGAACCCCTTCTACGTGGGGTTTGAACTGGTAGAGCGGCTCTAGTACGTCTTGCACGGCAAAACCCCTTAAAATCGACTCTAGGGCCTTCTGTGAGCGTTTTAGGCGGTGCCCCGGATGCGTAGTTCGATGTGGTCCTCGCCACCCACCCGTACCCGGACTGGGGTGATTTCGAACTCAATCCACCCCAAGGAGGCGGGAGCACGCCCAGCATCGACGTTATAGCTCACCTTCCCGGACTCGTAAGCCTTGAGGAAAGATCCGGTGCGGCCACCCCAAATGGCACGTTCACGGATGACAGGCTCCTTCTTGGCCCCACGCTTTAGCTGGAGGCGGGGGAACAAGGGCAGACAGCCCTTCCCGTGGGTGTGCCCCATCAGATAGATGTCGGCCTCCGTCCACGGCACCATATCCTGAACCGACTTGAACTGCCCGCCAATGGTAGCCCCGCCTCCCCTGCCGTGATGGGCAAAGATGGTCAGCATATGGCTGCGATTGCCGCGTTTACTCTTTAGGGTTATACCGACAATGGCAGACACCCCCAGAAACTTTGTGCCCAGAGCCGCCGCAAGTAGATGATCGGTAGTGTTGCCGTCACCAAGATCAAGATAGTGATTGCCGCCAAGAAGGCCAATGCAGCGCCCACGCATAAACTGCAACTCATTAGCAAGAGTCCGAGTAACGCCCTTATAAACATCTTTGAGAGTGTTCTTTGTAGTGTCGTGTAGAGGGCCGAGGACCATCCGTTCCGAGGTGCTCATCCCGTCCGTGTAATCTCCCATCCCGAGGAAGATGGCGTTCTTCTTGGATTTGGCGTAGGCCAAGAACTCCCGCCAATGCCCATCCGCGAACATATCGGAATCGCGGTGAACATCCCCGAAGGGAATCAGGGTGAAGGGCTTGTTCTCCTCGATCTCCAGATCGACGAAGTGTCCGTAGAATTGGCCGCAGGTCTTCATTTCTTGTTAGCCTTCCTTATCTCACGTTGCTGTGCGGTGACCTGTGAGTGGCACGCCGTACATAAAAGACGGAACCCTGCGGCCTCGACAAAAAGCCGGGAGACGTACTCATCCCATCCTCGGAATCCGCGTACAGGGTCCACGACGGGCTCGATGTGATCAATATGGGTTTCTGAATTCCCAACGACCTTTTTGCAGGAGGCGCAGACGTACTGATTTCGTCCAATTCTCGCAGCCTTGCGGCAAGAATGCTTAGGCCCCCATCGCCCAGAAGCCCTACGCAATGCAGATGTAACGAAGCTACGGAATCTAGCTGGGGTCCATTGTCCATCGTTGTGGGGCTTCAACATTTCATTAAAGAGAGTGGTAGGTAGGCGTTGTCTCGCATTGCCGTGCCTCCATTGCAGGTGGCCTGCGTTGACGTTCGCTCCACCTTAACATCGACTGTCCACTCCCCCTGACTATCGCACACCTTCCACCAGACCGTCTTGGTCTCTGGGATCAAGTAGACGAGTAGCAGGCCGGGGCAGCGGAGTGCCTTGGCTACTGACCTAAGCTTCTCCAGCTTAGAGAAGGTGACTAAGTAGGAGCCGAAGCCGGAAAGCTGCTGATGGGTGAGATTGCGGGTTTTCACCTCCGCGACCCCTACGATGGACGAGCGCCAGAGGATGGCGTCCACATCCGCATCCGAGGTGTCGGTGGTAGTGGCATAGCCCACCTTCTTGGCCTCACAGAACGATTGCAGACACAGATGCTGGTAGCTGATGTACCGGCGTCCATTCTCCGTGTTGCAATCGAGGCTCATCCTATCGTCCTCCGAATGACCTCATTGCCCAGCCATAGAACACAGGCGTGGATGTGTTTACACCTATCTCTATCCGTCTGGGGGTACTCAGCATTCTTACCTTCTTTCAGGCGGGGCTGGCATCTGGTTTCCCAGTCCCGGCAGGTGCATTGACCCCTCCCTCTGTGGAGGGAGAGGTCGATGACGTAGAACTCCTCCTCCTTCGACTCCGAAGTTACGTGGAAGAGAAGCTGGCCTCTGTGCTCAATCGTCACGGAGGGCCTCTGACCTGATACGTTCACCACGAGCTTGGGTGAACTTGTGATAACGCTCCATTGCCCGGAACTGTTCTACGGGGTCTTCTTCAGCCCCAATGTCGTTGACCAGCTCTTCCATCAATCGCTCTTCAAGTGTCTCTAGCTTTCGCATATAGGTAGTTGTGTTGTGTCGCCCATTTAGGATCGGCGTGAATTAAGTTATGACAGGGGCGACAGACTGCCATAAAGATACGAGTGTCACAGAGCTTCCCCCCACGCCCAAGAGGAAGCTTGTGGTGAATGTCCTGTGCGTCGCTTCTCTGACAACACTCACAGGACGGGTTGACTGACAAATACTCAGCCTTCAGCTCCCGGTAGAGCTTCAGGGCTTCCTGCCTTTTCCGGCTTACTTTTCTTAAAGGTGAGCGTCGCAAGTTTGTCGTGGAGTTTCCAGAGCTGTTTAGCAGTCTGGGGGTTGAAGGCTTGAGCCATCCCAGCGCGCATTGCTACGCACTTACGGATGTTCTGCCAGTCGCCCACACTAAGACCGGGGATCGTAGGCATTCTTGTACCTCCAGATTTGGGCTGCGGAGCAGAACAGTTCAAACGCCTCGCGCATCTCCGCCGCTGAGTACTCAACGACCTCGATACGTCCGGGTTCCGTGGTGGAGATGTAGACGTTGTAGCCTACGGAGTTCTCCTTGATGGGTCCACCATTGCACCAGTACGCAACGTGGTAGGCCGCGATCTGGGGGATGTGGCCGAATTTAGGAGTGATGGGCTCGCCGGGAGTGGTCTTCGTGCTTTTAAAGTCCAAGATACCGCACAGCATTCCCTTGGTCACCGCGAGGTCTGTGGTCCCCGCGTACCCGTACTCGTGTGAAACAACGGTCACCTCAGAGTCCGCGATGTCCAGCCCCAGCTCCTTCACCTTGTTGATGGCGTTCATAGCCATATCCAGCTCAGGGCCAGCGTGAGGAACAGGCTGTCCCTTCAGGTCTGCCTCGATGTTGGCGTGGATGCGGGTCCCCAGCTCGGCAGCGCCGGAAACCTCGTCCAGAGCCTTGGAAAGGGCACTAGCGACGTATTCCTCCATCTGCTCATCTCCGATGGGAGGAGCGTGAAAGCAGTACTCCGCGACCTTGCCCATCTTCCAGCGGTTCAAAGCTGGGTTGTCGATGACCGACAGGATGCCGGTGATGGACGGAAGGAGCCCCTGCTCCTTCGCGTCCCGAATCGTGGTGGCCCGGAAGGGATTCTTGGCCCCTTTCTTGGTTGGCTGCGTGTGTGCAGCCGCGCCTTCCGTGGTGTACCAATGCATCAGAGTTCGTCCGTGGAGGACGGCTTATTGGTGGGACGGGGCTCCGAGATGGACAGGGACAGGAACTTGCCGCCAGTCTTGCCCTCCTTGAGCCACCCGGCGAGGCGATAGTCCTTGCCGTTGACATTGAGCTTTCCGGTGTAGTCCGGCTTGTTGGAGCCCTCCTCCTTGTTGGTGTCGCGGAAAAGAACGCCCTTATTGGTGTTGTCGTAGGTCATATTATTGTTGGTTGTGGTTTGGGTTACGGGTCAGAAAGGATCGTCCTTCTGGACGGGCTTGGGAACGTAGTTCTTGATGACGGGGTTGGGCCGAGCAGCCTCACCGTCGTCGTCTTCCTGCGTGATGCACAGGAATGCGGCGAGGGCGTAGCGACGGAGATAGGTCGTCGCAGAGCCGACTCCTTGCGGGTCAGCCTTGGGAAGCGGAGAGCTAGCCGTGTCCTCGATCCATTGCCCGGAGGTGTGCAGCAGGCGGGTGGTCAGATGCACCCGATCCCCGCCATCTCCGAGGGTCTGGAGGACCACGATCCCCGCCTTGTTGAGCGGAGCCTTGGTGGCCTCGATGACGCTCCCGAGGGAGGCGTAACTATTCTTGAAGTGCGGGTTCTTGGCGTCCTTAGACGCATTCTCAACCTCGCGCTGAGCAGCCAACAGGGCCGCGCTGATCAGGTCAATTTTGTCCGAAGTTTTCATCTGTGTTTAGCAGTTCGTCAGTTTCGCGGAGCCAAAGCATCGCCATCTCGGCAACTTCAGCCTGCTCTTGGCAGGTCGGTTCTTCAAAGCGGTTAAGGAAGCCGCTGATGACTAGCGCAGCTTTAGCGAGCTGCGTCTCGTAGTCGTTTCGTGTGAGTTTCATTTTTATCATCTTTATCTCGCTTCTCTTGTGGTGGATTCTTCTGCGGAAGGGAAGCCTTTTCTTTGCCGAAAACTCTATCCCAGCCAGTACGAAAGGCTTCCGAGTGATTATTTCTAGGCGAATCTCCTTTGCCTGCGCTCATCGTTGTAGTTGGTTGAACTTGGTGGTCGGGCGATTGAAAACCATCCTGATGCTCGCGCAGCCGTTGTCGCGGCCCTTCGCCTGAACGATCTCCACCTCTAAATTCTGCACGGTCTGATCGTTGAGGGTTTGCGTCCCGCCCTCGGAGTTCTCGGTGGGCAGGTGAATGAAGATTACTCTGTCCGCATCCTGCTCGATGTTGCCCGATTCCCGTAGGTCCGAGAGGCGGGGAATGCGGTTCTCTCTCTCCACTTCCCGGCTCACCTGAGCCAGCAGGATCACGGGGATGCCCATCGAGACGGCCAAGTCCTTGAAGGCTAGGGTCGTCTGTCCGATAGCAATGTCCCGCGTCTCTCCCTTGCCGTGCGGGGGCACGTAGAGCTGGAGGTAGTCGATCACCACAGCCTTCACCTGCATAAACGCCTTGCAGGCTTCGATGCGGGCGGCGATCTGGGAGGGGTTCCGGTCCGAGTCAAAGATGTGCAGGCGCTTCGACAGGTTGGTCTCAATGTCCTTCAAGGCGTTCTCGAAGGCTTTGATCTGGTGCTGGGAGGCTTGCCGGGATTCAATGGCTCGGACGGAGACGCCCGACATCATCCCAGCCAGCCCTTTGCAGACCTTCTTCACCGGCATCTCACGCGAAAAGAGCAGCGTGTCGCCATATCGGGACGCAAAGTGGCGGCAGATGTCGCGGGCCATCGAGGACTTTCCGACACCCGGACGGGCGGCGATGACGATCAGTTCACCACCAGTCGCGGCACCTAGCTCCTTGGTCATATCCGGCCAAGGCCAAGTCATTCCAGTCTGCTCGGCTTCCCCGGAGAGAAGCTTGGCAATATCAGCCATCACCTGACTCGCGGCGTCCTTCAGGCTTACCTGCGTAGCCGTCTGGTTCCTGATCGCGAGAACCTTGCTGATCTTGGCGACGAACTCATCCACCTGTGGCTTCCCGGCTAGGGCCATTTGCGTGGTCTCTGAGGCCACCACAGCCAATTCCCGCGCCTGATACGCATCCCGGAGGGCATCTAGGCTATACGCGAACGCTAGCGGCGTAGGCGAGGCTCCTGAGATGTCCGAGAAGTTAACCAGTCCCCCGCATCGCTTGAGGTCAGGATCGGTCTTCTTCAATTCAGCGCAGATGATGTGCGGCTCCAGTCCAATCCCCCGGATGTGGGCCTCGTTGACCTGTTTCCAGATCACTTTGGCGAATGCGTTGTAAAACCAAGCCTCTGTGACTTTGTAGTCCAGAGCTTTGAGGAGGGCCGATGGACCCTCGTTCATCACTACCGAAAGGACGATCCTCTCAGCTTCCTCATTGTGCGGGAGTTTCATTTTGTATCTTTCTGCGTGCTAGGATGTGTTTGTATTCCTCGTTAGTGAGGTAGTGTCTCTGGTAGCCCATCGTGGTGATGCGATGGGATACGGTTTTCGGATCAATCTGCCGGAACTCAGCCCGCAATTCTTTGAGGGTCATTCCTGATCGTAGCGCGTTTTCAAACTTTATCCGTAAAGATAGCGTCGAGTTTGGCGATCTGTGCCACGCTGAGGTGTTGGAAGACTTCGGGGTCTCGGACGAAGGCTGTGAGGGCATATATTTGTGTTTCTAATTGGGCGGCGAACTCGGCTTTGACTTTGGCCGGTCTGCCGCATTGCAGGACATCAAGCTGGGCTTTTTCTGTTAAGGGAGTCACGTAACTAACCTCCTATCCACGCCCCGCTTGTCGGCAATGGCGATTCGCTCGGCCTCAGTTGCCCATATGAGCTTTAGTCCGATGCGTCGTCGCTGACGTTTAATCGCACGCCATCCGCAATGGAGGTCTGCGATGATCTCCTTGACCATCTGCATTTGCATAAGGCGGCGCTCTATCTCCTGAGCCTTGGGATGCATTGGGTAGCTCACGGCTGCTCCTTTCGTGCGGCGTCGATGGCGGCGCGTTCCTCCGGCGTCAGGAGCGCCAGCATCTCCTCTGCGCCGTCGTTGATTTGGCTCAAAACCGTCTCTGCATTGTCGCCATCTAGGTTGCTGCGATCTTCTGCCACCACGGCCTCGTCGATGAACTCTTTCCATCGCCTTAGAAGTTCAGTCAGCCGCTCCTTATCCGCCCGCAGCCGAGCAATTTCCCTCTCGTAAAAACCGGTCTTAACTTTGAGGTCATTGATTTCCTCGCACGCAATCCGCAGGTGATTGCGTTTTGCCTCAATCTCGTACTCCAGTTGCCTTCTGAGATCGATGCACTCTGCGATATACCAGTCGATGTCGCGCTGGTTTGGTTTTGTCGTTGGGAGTGTCATTTGATGTAATGCTTTGGCGTGTCGATTAGCCTCGGCGATCAGGTGGTCGCTCACGTTGGCGTGCCTCCTTCATTGAGGTGTTGACGCATTATGGCGTCGGCTCCCCATTCTTTTTCTAGTTTTTCGCGTAGTGCAGAAGCTCGAAAGGACAGCTCGTCTACGTTTACCCCCATCATCTCAATAAATGCTAAAACCTGCTCTGGCGTCATCGCATCTACAGCATTCTGAATTTCTGCTGTTTCGACATCTTCGCAAGCACTCTCCAACTGTTCCATTGCGCGATTAGTCTTTTCAAACGCACGCGCACGCGTGGTGGTTGTCAGTTCGTCCCAGCAGCGGATAGCGTGACGGGCGCGCACTTTCAGCAAAAGAACTGAATCAGTGGGTCCGCTCTTCGTGTCGTTGTCGGATGTTTCGTCGGATTGGTCTTCGCTCATAAATTACGCTTTTAGTTGTTCAATTATTCGGCGCAGCTCTTCATTGTCTTCTTCGAGAACTCTTTTTTCTTCTGTCAGTCCAGAGATGACGTCGCTCAAATCAGAGATAGTTTGATCGAGCTCAATAATGATGCTTTGCAGATTTGAAAAATGCTGAGCAGCTTCGGCTGCCGCTTGCTCTGCTAGGCTTATTTCACGATCTTGAGTTGAGTTTGTGTTTCTCACGGCTGCTCCTTTCGTGCGGCGTTGATTGCGGCCCGCAGCGCGGCGTTTTCGCGCTCCAGTTGTTTCACCTTCCCGACTAGTGGAGCCACACACGTGCAATGCTGCTCGTCGGATCGATGATCCAATGCGTGCAATACCGCATTCTCCCAGTCCGCTATTTTTTCACGTAGGGCCTCGTTCTCCGCGAACATCAACTCGCTCTGCCGCTGGCCCTCACACTCCCGGCCATCACAGGTTTCGCACAGCCAGCCCGTGCGAGCGTTGTCCAATTGCCGTTGGAGCTCGTCCACCTGAGCCTGCACCTTGTAGTAGGCTGAGATGGCGATCATATCGCCGTGCTCGTTAATCAAGACACACCTCCAATCTGCTTCATCCAATGGACCGCCCGCAGGGCGCTTTGGCGCATCATCTGCCGGGAGCCCTGCCGGAGGGTTTCGCGGGTTTCGGTTTGGGCCATCAGTCGGTGGGCTTCCGCCCGTCCGAGGAAGTAGGCGGTCATTGCCAAGGGGCTGTAGAGGGCTGGTCTCTTAGTCTTCATTGTGTGCTGGTTTCTGTGTTTGGTTTCCTACGACGGGGCGTTTTCCCGTCGTCATCCATTGAAGGCACAGGAGATACCCGTGCGCGTCAATCAAATTGTCGTCCTTCGGCTTATGTGCCTGTCTCCTAAGCTTTAAGGCCGTCATCATCAGCGGAACATCCTCTGCGGTGATGGGGCTGGTGAGTCGGGTATTCAGCAGTCCCGTCCACATCGCCGCAATCCCGCTGAAGTCCTGATCCGGCGTTCCATACGAGTCATTCCTATCGCCGGTGATCAGTCGAATTGCTTCCTCTGCGTGATTCATTCGAAGTCCTCCCGGTCAGGACCATTCTCGCTTTGAATCACGATTCCTACGACAATTCCAATCAGGAATCCGAGTCCGGTGCATATTAGTGTCATCATCTGTTTTGTTGGGTTTAACTGACTTTGTATTTCCCGGTGAACTCCAAGGCGAGCTTGAAGTCCTCCAGTAAAACCTTTTCTCCGACCATCCGCGAGAACCAGCCCGATTCAAGAGGCAGGCTTTGACCTAGGGCTTTGGCGGTCGGGTGCGTAATGCCGTAGCGGTGCGTCCGGCACAATTCCAGCAGTTGCTTTGTGAGCACGATCTTGCCCTCAGCATCTGCGGCAGGAAGCGCGGGAAAATCGACCTGATGCTTGGCCCTTTTAGGCTTCGGAGGCGTTGGCATCTTCGGTGCCTGCTGCTCCTGATGCGGCTTCCCGTGGAACACGCTGTGGCAGCGATGGCACATACAGATCAGGTCGTCCAAATGCTCCAGTTCGTAGCCGCGATGCTCATAGGTGCGGTGATGCGCGGCGAGGTCCATCTGGCTGTTGCAGACTTGGCAACGATGCCCGGCGCGAGCCTTTACGTGCTTTGACACCAAAGCCCAGTACGGGGTCTTCAGGTAGTCAGCGTAAGGCATATGAGGCCCCGGACCTTTAGGGAGCGGCGGGTAATACCGCATAAATGCGCGTTGCTTGCTCATACGGCAGTCGGAAACGGGAAGCGAGTGCGCCCGCCATACGGGTTGATCACGGTGGCGTATCCGTCTCCCTTTAGCTCGACCCGGTAATCGTGGTATGCGTTGGGGCTTAGAGTGGGCTTCAGCGTGCGAAGCATAGCTGCGTGCGCTGCGCCCTTATGCAGCACTCCAAGGTTCTCATCCTTGGGGAGACTATGCATATGGTGCATACCAAGGTTAGTATTCTTAGTATTATCTAAGTTATGTACCTTGGTGTGCATATGGTGCATACGTAGTTCTACGCCATTAAGGGTAAGAACGTAGGCGTTGGACCTAGCACTATTTCCCGGCTTAACCCTTATCAGCCCTTTGTCCTTTAAGGACTTAAGGGCGGCAAAGACCGCCCGCACCGAGAGATTAGCCTTCTCAGCAATCGTCGCGGATGCAGGGTTGCATAGGCCCGTCTGCGCGTTGCGGCAGCGCCAGAGGTAGGAGAGCACCCAGCCTTCTTGCGGGGTAAGCCCGAAATCGAACAGCCAAGCCGGGATAAACGGCTCACGGCCAGCACACACATCTGTTGAGTAGGTTGTTGTCACAAGCAAAAGGCCCGCCAAGTGTGTGCTTGACGGGCCATTGCTTGAACAACCCACCCGAGGATCAGTCGGGCGAAATAGATTTCTCAGGCACACACCTGATAACGAGACCTTACCATACAGACGGTTGACATCAAGCTTTAGATGCGTGATTTTGCCTTTAAGCGTGCAAACCTCTGAAGACCAGCTAGATATGTTCGAAGAAAGTTCTAAGAGGGTGAAGGTTTTAACGGTAATAACAGCTAAAAAACCCGTCATCACCCTAGCGTCTCAGGTCACGCTTCCCTCGGTCAGCCAGCCATTTACGGCTGTTAGGGTGAGCCCAACCGAGACTTGGATCATTCACCATTGATTCAACCTTTAAGGCATATTTCGTGGATATGCCCTTTAAGGCATATTTGGAGTTAGGGCCGTGCCGCCAGATGTTGGCCCGGGTTTGAGGGGTGTCGGGCAGCCGGTGCCGCGCCACCCACCTGTCCGTGTAGAGCTGAAACAAACGGAAAGACCCGTCGAGCGAGGATCGGTCCTTTAAGGAGGCTTGGTGGCCCCAGTTTTGAATGTCCTTAACTACGGCAGGCTGGATTTGGGCCGGGCCTACGGCGGAGCCATTGCGGGCGTTCAGGTCGCCGCTGGATTCCATCTGAACAATTGCGAGGAATAGGATCAGGAGTTGGGATTCGGTCATAAATGCGGGGGATTCACCCTTTAAGGCGGATTTGCGCTTTAAGGGGGATTTGTCCTTTAAGGAGCTTTTCCCCAATAGGCGCTCGCCCGGCAAGCCTCTTCCCGGCGCACGGGTACGTACAGGGCACTACGTAGGGGAAAGACCCTAGGCGTGCACTGGGGAATGTTGCCCAGTTCCGGAAATCGCCAGAAAGGGCCTTTGCTTGCGTTTCTAGCCACTTTGATGCGCTGGGGCTATGGTGACACTCCCCGCGTTCCTAGGGCCCCGCAAAACGCAAGGAAACGCGCAAGGGAATGCGAGGATCGCCGCAAATAGGCGCGGAAAAGCCGCCCCGGTAAAAGGGCGGCTTGAAGAACGAGGCTTGGATTAGCCGCGCAAGGTAACCGTCAAGTGCACGTTGCGTCCTGTAGTTTCGCCGGCCCCGGTACGGTAGCCGACAAACGCTTGCCACTCTGCAACGCGACCGTCAAACGATTGGCCGTTGCAATTTAGTAGACGTACATAGGCCCAACGTCCGAATAGCGTCCGAGCCTCGCGCAGGGCGAAAACCTCGGCAGCGTCGCGCATCGACTCGGCATTTACCGGACGGCGTCCGGCTGTAGTGTATTTATGCATTGTTTTATTAGTTAATTGTTTACCCTAACAAGGCGAGCCCCGCCCCGTAAAGCAGGAAGCCCGCGCAAACGAGTAGCCAAAGGGCCGTCGCGAGGAAATCGCCTTTTTTCATCGGCGGACCCCCCCAGCGACAAAGTAGGCGTGGCGAAGAAACCATCGGGCCCTTTCGTGATCCCCGAAACGCCTCCAAGCACGCAAGGCGTCGGCAAGTAGCTTACGGGCCCGCGGCCCGCCTCCGTGGCGTACCAAGGCCCCGCAAGCCTCGCTTTCTAAGGCTTTGCACATATCTCGGGGAAGAGTAAGGCAACGGGCCCGGTAGCTTTGGGCCTCGGCTTCGCTCGAAAACGTAGCAAGCGGCCGAACCCCAAAGGTTCGCTGCCCTTGCCAGACTCCGAAAACGCAAGGCGCGTTTTCCCGGTAAATTGCGGCGATTTTCACGGGATGAGGACAAAAGTAAATTCCGCCACGTCTCCCCGCAATCCGCCAGAGTCTGGCTTGCCAAAAAAGGACTCCCCGCAATCGTGAAAAGTCCAAAGGCTCAAACCCTCGGCTTTCAGGAACGCTTCGACTTCCTCGCCTTCGCCGTCCTCGCTTTCGTCGCCGTTTGCTAAGTAGCACGCCCAACTTGCGGGGAGAGTGTACCGGCGGAGCGTATCGCTTTCTGGTTCGCGGAATAAGCCATTATCGGCAATTTCCCAACCCGGAGGAACGGCGAACAAATCGCCTTCCTCGCTTTGGTGCAGCGAGTAGCAAGTCCCCGCAACCGTGATTTCGCCAAAGCGCAAGGCTTCCTCCCAAGCCTCCCAATAGGATTCGTGATCCGGCCCGGCGCGAAGGATTGCCAAGTCCTCCGCAGGGATCCCCGCAATCCCGCCGTAAGCGGCAAACCGTTGGGGAACGTAAATTCCCCGCAACCCGTTAAGCAAAAGAAAGGGTTTCATCGGTAGGGATTAGGCAAACCAACGCTTCGCGAGGCCCCGCCCAAAGGTACGAAAGGCAGCTTGCCTTAGCTGCGCCGCGCTTAGGTTAACCCCGGACGCCCAATAGCGCCAAAGGACGGAGGCAAGGGCAGAACAAACCGCCGCCCGATACTCCGTGGCGAAGTATTGCCCCGCCGTGTAATTCAGGGCCCCGCCTTCATACGACAAGCGACCGCCCCCCGTCAAAGGACGCGCAAGGCTTTCAGCGTCAATCCCCGAGGCTTCAACGTACGCCAGCAAAGCTCGCGCATCTCGCCCTTGCTGCCCAATAAGGCGACGGTCCGCTTGCAAGGCGCGCCAGCCGTCCAAGTCTGCACGGCCCGGAGAGACGTAATTGTTTACGTCAATGCCGGAACGCTGCGCCACAAAGGCGCGCAAATCACTAATAATGTCTTCTTTGGTCTTCATTCTAGTTTTGTTTATGGTTAACTAACAAAGGGTTGAAAGTCGCTTGCGTAGGCTTCGAAGGCTTCCGCAGTCCATTCGGAAAAGGTTAGGTCCGAAAGCTTGGCGCACGTAACGGGCCATCCAACTTGCTTTGTTTCGTCATCGGCCCGGCAGAAAATCGCCAAGGCTTGGCTTCGTATATGGCAAACGGTCAAAGGCAACCCTGCATCACGCAAGGCGCGATTAATGGCACGTAGTGTGCGGCGCTTTTGTTTCATTCGTTCGCTTGTCTTGTTGACTAACAAATGCTTAGAACGCATAGGCAAGGCCCAAGCCGAGCCCCGCAATCAAAAGGACATAAAGCAGGACATCGGCAAGGGTGAGGTGTTCGGATTCGTGTTTCATTCTTCGCCCTCCACTTCCTCGGTTTCCTCCACTTGCGGCCGTGAAGCTTCAAAGGCGAGCCGCGCAAGGCGCTCGCGCTCCCGCTTGGATTCAAGCCGAGACTCGTCAGCCGGAGTCCAAGGCGTTTGCCGTGACTTAGCCTCGGCGAAAGCCTCGGCGAGTGTTACTTTGGTTTGCATTTCTTTGTTTTGTTTCGGCTCGGGTATCCCAAGCGCGCCGAGAAGATAACAGAAGCGAGCGCGGAAACGCAATACGTAGAAACACGTATTTGAA